ATCTGCAGAGAAGAAAAGAGTTGGTACTTTAGCTCTGATGGCATAGACCAAAGCGAACATAGACTTTCCAGCATTGGGTGCAGCGGCAACCATACACACTTGACCTCGCCGGAACTTAATCTGTTTGTTGCTTAAGTCTTTCCATACATCGGGTAAAGGTGTTGCTTTTGTTGTAACGCTACTCCAAGCGCGTGACAACTTAAGCACTTCTTCCCTCCCTTGGTAATCTTATTCTTCGTTTTGTTCTTATGACTTCTCTCTGAGCGGCGCCAAGTCCACCCCAGATACCGTGTCGCTCGTGGTTAATGCCCCATTCGGCGCATTCAAGTCTATGTTGGCAGCGTTCACAAATACTTTTTGCTCGGAAAACGTTAAGTACATCTCCACCAACTTCGGGGAACCATAAGTCTCCCCCGACTTCTGCACATAGCGGAGCCTCGTATTCACGTGGCTCACGCATTGGATTACCTGACCCAGATTGTCGGGCACTTGTCCGTTGCTCCCTTTGGAGCAGCACACATATAACCCTTCCAAGGTCCTTTGGCTCCAGTTCCTTCACGGTATTGCATCTCACCGTGCTTGCAGACGTGACCGCCTGCTGGTGCGGCTACTGCCGCGCTTGGTGCGTTATTAGTACGAACGGGCGCAGCCGAAGCAACGCTTCCGAAAGATTGGCTAACGCTTGCAATGAGGGTGGAAAAGTCCTGCGCTGCTGTTAGCAACGCTTCTAGTTCCTCCTTGTTTGCAGCATACAAATTGATAAGAGTTCCATCGGGTGACTTAAAGTTCACCTGGAACTTGGTTGATTCTGGTGCAGCCATTAGTTTCCTCCAGTTTGTTTAATTGAAAGCCTTGCGCTTTCCTTGCCTTGCTTAGTCGGTACGAAGCCTAGTGCTTTCTCCACCGCTTCCTTATCGACCGTGTTACTCTGGACCGTAGACCATTTAATCTCGACTCCAGTTTTGGTAACGCCAGTTATGCCGAGCAATCCTTCTCGAAGCTCGGACTTCTTATCTTCTAATTCTTTTATCTGATTATCAATCTGCAGATAGTGCAACGCCTTAGCATCTGCTTCGCTATCATCTATGACAGGAAGTTCATTCTTTATACGTTCTTTTTTTAGACCAACGCATCCCATCTCGCCTGTTGAATCGTAGTACTTGCAATAGAACTTGCAGTACGATTCATCGCGCTCCGGTGCTGGTGCTTCAGCAGATTCTTTTATAGCAGCGAGCCAGTCTAAGGCTTCAAGCGCTATCTTCTCATCGTATGGTTCTGAGTGAACCTTGATGTCTCGCTCATCACCGTCTCTTGGTATAGCTACCAAATTGACAGTCTTAGGCTTCCCCACCCCAGACTTTTCAATAAGGTAGCCGTATACCTGTACTTGCCAGCGTTGCTGCTGGCTTGGAAAATAGGAAAGGTTCTTAGCCTTTACTGTCTTCCAATCTATGACGTCCCCTGTGTCCGGCAGGAAGGCGTCCACGTGCGCTTTCATACCGTTATATTCAACGGTACTTTCAAGTAGTATTGAGTTGTTACCAGCGAAAGCCGACTCGATGGCAGAATGTATAGCCGTTCCCATAATGGCAGCGAGCTTTAGTTCTGCGTCGTTCGTCTCGGGCTGGTTATTGAGTCGATACCAAACCTTACGGCGGCACCCACCCAATTCTGATGGACCAATCTGTACCTGTGTAGACCTTGGTCGGTTATTCTCTTTGTCGTGCAGAGCCTTAACTAGCAATTCTTTTATATCCATCTTGTCCACCTCGTTATTGTGATGTTAAAGAATAACAGGTTAATCTGACAAATCCTCGCATTTAATCTGCGTTCTTTATATAAAGCAAAGTGAGTGTATTCGTGGTAATAATCAATACCAATAGCCCAGTTGCTTAAGTAATGCCTGTTGATATAAATAGTCCACAGGCCCCAGTCTTTGTTCATCAATACTCCTTTTGTTGGACAACCAACTGTATTGGAGGGCAGGTATTAACGTCAAGCACCGACGCAATCTCAACAGCTTTCTCGGCGTGTTTCACAGGGTCGATGCGAAGTAAGCGAGGGCTGAGGCCGTAAAGATAACCAAGGCCGAAAGCACCACCCGACCCAAGACCGTAGCATCCGTAATCTGATTGTATAAACGATAGGTCCACAGCGATATGAAAGAGGTTACCGTTAAAGGCAACGAGGTAATCGAATCCTGCGTCCTTCTCTTTAGTTGCTTCAAATGGGTCATAACTATTCTCCTTAAACGCCGCGAGTATGGACGGCAGTATCTTCTTTCCCATCCACTGAATAGGGTCTGCGCCTTTATAGTTCGGCGGATTCCAGTTATAGGCAAGGATGTCACCTGGTCTAGTATCACCTGAGATGCCGATAAGAAACTTACCAACCTCAACGATCTTCGGTGTACTGGTTGCTAACGTGACGAGATTATCTTCTGTGATCTGTGAATCTGCCACGAGTACTGCATAGTCAATACCCTCAAGCGCTGCGATTGTTGTCATACTGACAATCATACTGGGTTAACGGCGTGTCGTCGCGTAGCGACACCTACTGGTTACTACAATATGAGCCGTGAGGCGAATAAAACAGGGTGCCCCGAGGGGGCACGATGGTGCAGTACTGACTTTGCGGTTCCGTCTACCAAGGCTGCCGAAATTCAGGGCTAAACTACCAGATAAATTTGGTACTGACCTGCGTGGCTTAGGTCCAGTACACGTCTGTCCTTGTGGCTCACAAGTCTTTTCTATAATGGCATCCTTTGAAGATCACGAACTAGTCTGGTACTTCCTTGATGGTACCTGTGTTAACTGTGGCAACATCGTAACTGTCCCTTGTCCAGTAGATAAAGATGAATCACAGACTCTCTGAGATCAACGAAGAAGAACGCACAGGATTGTGCACAGTTTGTGGTCCCACCAGAATAAAGATGCGGGATAAGTCTAAGCCAATATCAGGTAGATACAGGTGCAATACCGTATACAAAGTCAATCAAATGAAACTGCGTTCTCCTTACCACGCATACCGTAAGGACTACTGCGAGCAGTGTAACTTCAAGCCAGTACATATCAGTCAATTAGATGTAGACCACATAGACGGTGACCGTTTCAATAATGCGCCACACAATCTACAGACACTATGTGCCAACTGCCACAGACTCAAGACTCATCTGGCAGATGATTACAACTCAGGCATATTTTAGGCATAAAAAAAGAAGCCCCTCCGAAGAGGGGCCTCTTTCTATTGCCTCGCGCTAGTGGGTTACTTAGACCCACGTCCAAACTCTGGTGCTGATGCGTCCAACCACTTAAGTAATGGACCAGCAAAGCCAGCGATTGCTGCCATTGCTAGTGTCTTAGGGTCTGACTCACCTGCAAGGAATAGTGCTACAGCAGATGCTGCTGCTGCACGAAACCAAGTTAGGCCGAGTTGCTTGAATTGTTCCATTATATCCTCCTAGGGGATTAGGGTTTTGCACCGTGCACTTTGCAACAGGTACAAACTTCGGTTTTATATGCTTTCTTAGCAGGTATTGGGATTACCTTTGCTGCTATCTGCTTAACAATCTTTGGTTGGTTTAACCACCAGAACCAGGGACTTGTATCTTTGCCCATACCATCATTGATGGAGATATGTAGATGGCTGTTGTGCTTATTGGAACCACTGTATTCACGGTCACCTTCTGATGCACGTTCTACTGACCAGATCTTACCCTTGAAGATGAGATACTTAACTCGCTTGTCTTCCTTTAACTTCTGAAAGATGTCAGCGCAATCAATGCCGTGCTTAGGATCGTGGGTTAAGTCAACGGCAAAGCCTGTGTTGTGGTCTGAGTTAGGACTCTGTTTGATGTGTGCGTTGCTCGGTAGCAATCCATCTGAGGCTTTCTTCCGAGAAGGTGATATCGCTGTGGCTTGTCGAAGGACAGCAATAGCGGCAGGCGTGGCTTTCTTTGCAACAGGTTTCATCGTTACTCATTTCTCTGCAACCAATCGGTACAGGTCGTCTATGCGTTCTTCTAATCTTGTGACTGAATCTTTAAGTGATGAACCACCATTAGGCTTGAGTTCATTAAGGTAGTGCTTAACCATCCAGCGCACTGCTGCGCCAAAGCCACCTACTATTGTGCATACTGCAACAGCTATTGTTGCGTAGTCTTGTGCCTGCATTAGACCGTCCTAATGGTTACTAAGAGCGTTCCACCGTAGCCGGAGAATCGCTTATCCGAAGGGGTAGCATTTCTGAAGTCAAGCTCTTCGATAAGTCCGATGTAGGACTCACCAGTTCTAAAGTCTTCAACACGGATGGTGTCACCTACGTTTTCAATAGATTCCAACTGAGACATACGGAAGTAAGCAGAACCTTCATAGCCAATCTCAACGCCGAAGTGATCTGATTCGTGGTCATAGCAAGACAATGGATACTGGATTAGTCGCTGACGTGGGATAGCAGGTAGTGCCTTAATCTGGTAGCCAGTAAACAGTGGCCCCTAGGTACATTAGTTGGT